GAGGGGGGGTAGGGCCGAAAGGGGACCCTTGCCCAGAGGGGGCGCGCCTGCGTAGCTTATAGCCCCTCCCCCCGCGCTCTTAAATTCCCCTCTGAATCCTCAACTCAGAAAAAAGCCGACAAGAGCAGAATTCGGGGCAAGAGGTCGGAAGAGAAGTTGCCTCCGGCGGAATCGCGGCTATATTGTGACGTGCGAATTCGCGTTTTCCTCTCCGACACTCACCCGCTTCAACGGAGCGGCTTCATGGCGGAGCGCCTCGGGAAAGTCCGTGAGCCTCGGGTCGACAAGCAGTCAGACTCTGGTGCTCGATCGGCCTTGACCTCACGTGAAAGCGAACTCGCCACTCCGCAAGCCTCTCCTTCCTCTCCTCTCCAGGCACTTAGCACCGCTAACTAGTCGCTATGTCGAACACGACCAGAAGCATTATCGACGAGGCCCTCGGGCTGAAAGATAATGTCGTCGAGTTCAATCAGTCCGGAGCCATGCAGCTTCAGGACATTGTCGCGTCTTGTCTCGTCAAAGGCATGACATGGGCGGAAATCGCCGAGATGACGAAGCGGCCGGAAGAGGTGATTAAGAAAGTGGGCCATTCGGAGGTCGTCCGCAGAGCACTGGCTGACTTCGCCAAGCAGTCGGGCGATGACTCGACGATTCAGCAGATGCTCACGGCGCAGAGCGTAGATGCGGTATTGGAACTGGGGTTGCTGTTGAAGGCAGAGAGCCCGCATCTACGCCTGCGTGCAGTTGAGCTAACACTCGCTTATACGATCCCGAAGGCCTCCGAGCGTCTGATGCAGAACAAGAAGACGAAGAACAACGTCGCCGGACTTGACGACAAGGAAAAGGCCGCGGCAGAGCTTCGCAGATTGACGGAAGAAATCGACAGAGAACGAAAGAAACTCGCTTAACTTTATGGCAGCGTCACAAGGACAAAGACTACTAGCCTCTTCTGCGTATGAGGCCGCGAGACAGTTCGCGACTTACGGCACGACGTTGCACAGTCTCGTCGGCTACTCTGGCGCAGCACAGTTCGTCCAGCTTCACGACTCTGCCACTGTTCCGGCAGAAGGCGCCGTGCCACTCATAGTGCTCGCCGTCGAGTCCGCCAAGAACTTCTCACTTCTCCCAGCACTCCGCGGTCTTCGTTTCAACCGAGGCCTTTATATCTGCAATTCCTCCACCGGCCCGACAAAAACACTCGGCGCGGCTAACTGCTTCTTCTCTGTCAACGTCGAGTAACCGACACGATGAAAATCACGTTCGATCGCCTAACGCGCGCTGTCAGGGAATCCGACAAGTCTATTAAGACTGCGCCGAGACAGCTGATCGAACTCACCTTGCTCAACAACGGTGTCGAATCCACGCTAGCAACTGGCGAATCAGTCACATTCAAGCTAAAGCCAAAGAACATAACAGACATAGACCCGCTTGTTGCGACAACGCTGACGCCAGCGAACGCAGTCTATGGAAACTTCTTCTCCAAGGAGTTCTCTGGCTACACAGTGGAGGCTTTAGCGTTCCTAAATCTAAACAACACGTATTCGACAGATGATAAGGCAGCAGTTGTCGTCGATGGATATTTGCTTCTAGACGATGGACATGCATCACTAATCGAGAGTGACACATTCCCTGTCACGCTTATACCGGCGAAGGGAATCGAGAGCGATGGGACACCGACTGTTGTGGCGAATCCTTACGTTTGGCTCTTTGAGGCTCTGGCAGCAGGCGCAAATATTAGCCTTTCGCAGAATCCGACAAGTGGCGTAATAATGATCTCTGGCACTGGAGGCGGTGATCTTATCATAGTTGATGGTGTAGACGCAACAAGCTACCGCTTAGTCATTAACGACGGTGTACTTGGAATTGAAGTAGTATGAAGAAAATCATAGCGAGCTTGTTTTTTGTCGCACTGGGCCTTTTAGGAGCCCCAGTTAACGAAACAGTCACTATCAACTCTACTACAGGTCAGGTGCTTAACGTTCCGGCAGTAGATTTCTCTTCCAATCATCTAAAGCTCAATGGAAATACGCTAGAGGCGAGCTTCTCACCAATCGCGGGTTCAAACGCGCTAACGAGTGTCGGAACTGTGACCTCTGGCGTGTGGCATGGAACAGCCTTAGACGATACTTACATAGCCAGTGCTTCAGCGTGGAGTGCGAAGCAAGATGCGCTAACGCTTGGCGCTGGCGTCACTTCAGCCTTGGCGGTTGATGTCGGATTAGCCGGAGCCTTTGTTGTCAACGGTGGAGCCTTGGGAACTCCCAGTAGCGGAAACTTGGCAAACTGCACCTTTCCAACACTCAACCAGAGCACGACTGGGAATGCAGCCACGGCAACCGCCTTAATTACACCGCGTGCCATCAACGGCGTGAACTTTGACGGGACCGCTGCGATCACCGTTCCCGCCGCAGCAGGCACGCTTACAGGTGCTACGCTCGCCAGTGGAGTCACAGCCTCAAGCCTCACAAGTGCAGCAGGTGGAGCCTTCGGCACCGCAGCCTATGCCGCAAAGGGCGGTTCAACTGGCAACGTCCCCTCATGGGCTTTCATTGCTACCGCGAACTATATCGTGATCGACGATGGTGCAGGAAATTTGACGCGGAAGGATGCGGCTGCCGTGCGCTCAACGTTCGTGCTTCAGGAGGCGTTTATAATCTCCGGTGGCGGCTTGACCTACACGGCTGGCAACGGCGCGGTGAATGGCACATCAGGGACGCTCGCTCTGAGCGCCATTAATCTTGCAGGAACGGGGGCGGGTGGCGTAACGGGTATTCTGCCTAAGGCCAACGGCGGCACAGGCGGAACAGCAATCCCGGCAGAGATCATCATCGCGTGCAGTGATGAGGCTTCCGCACTTACCGCAGGCACGGCCAAAGCGACCTTCCGGATGCCGTATGCGATGACGCTCTCCAGCGTACGTCTCAGCGTCGGCACCGCACCAACGGGCAGTGTGATCATCGTCGACGTCAAAGCCTCGGGGACGACGGTCTTTTCCACCAAGCCCCAGATCGCAATGAGTGCCAAAACCAGCGTTGGTGGAGCCGTGCCCGGTGTCGTATCCACCGCATCACTCGCTGACGATGCGGAGATCACCATCAATCTCGATCAGATCGGATCAACGGTCGCAGGCGCAGGCCTCAAGGTAACCCTCATTGGCACCCGATGAAGACTCACATCTCAAATCTCCTGCTGTTCATCGCAGCCTTCGTGCTCGCGAATGCCCCGGTAACTGAGGCCGGGATGATCATCAACAGTTACCGCTATGCAGCGAGCGGGGGCACATTCTCCCCATCGGACATTGCGGGACTGAAGTTGTGGCTCATTGGTGACAACGCACCTACTGGGGCCGTTGCCACATGGTCAGACAGTTCAGGAAATTTAAACAACGCGACCGCAATCGGGGTGGCTCAACCTACGGGTGTAGCAAGCGTCATCAATGGGCATCAGGTCGTTCGGTTTGATGGTGTTAACGATATCATGTCCCTAACAACAGGACTGTCGTCCAACGCATCATATACATTGATTGCAGTAATGAAGAAACGTGTAGCGGGCGCATCTCTTGGAGCGCTGATGCGAAATGGTGACTATTACACATTTGGCCTACTGGCGTATACAGACGGAGGAATGTATATGACGAATGGGACGCAATATAGCTCATACACTGGGATCAACGGACAGGCGACGACTTGGGAGGTATGGACAGCAATTAATTCTGGCGGCACAATGACCATGTATCGTCATGGATCATCAGCCGCGCTAGGTAGTATATTGACAGGCGGCTCTAACCGTGCATTTGATTCGCTTGCTACATATCCGGCAACACCTGGAGATGGGGATATTGCGGAAATTATTTACTATGACTCCGCATTAGATGCCTCCGCCCGAGCATTGGTGGAAAGCTACGAAATAGCAAAATACGGACTATGAAAGCGCTCTACGACACCCAGACCAATGAGATCAGAAAAACCTACGACGTCGGACTCGTCTTCAAGCTCCAATTCTGATCGCTTCTTCGGCATTTGCCTCCTCTTCGTCTCCATCTCTCTAGTCCTTCTCTACCTCGAAGTCATGAAGCCGGTGCTTCAGAATTTCGACAACCCCGCAATAACAGAATATGAAAATTGACTTCGCCACCATCCGAAAAGACCTCGTCGACGGAGCACGCTTTCTCATCGAGCTTGTTCGCAAGAACTCTGACCTTGTCGAATGCAACGGAGACGTCAAACACCTCTGGGTCGTAAACGGCCTTGCAGCACTCTTCCCAGTCGCACCCAAGTGGCTAATTCACATCGTTGTCGCTACAGCCTACGGAGAGCTCGAGAAGCTCGGCGAGACCACGACAGAGGCCGCCGCTCCAGTCGCAAAACCTTCCGACGCTTCTTCCAGCGTCCTCCGCAACCTCCTCGCCAAATAGCTTCTCCTATGTCAATCAAGGACGACGAAGCCAACCGCTCTAACTGGCTCTACATCTATCGACTCGGTGTCGCCATTGCGCTTGGCCTCGCGTCTTGGCTCGGCTGCGAGTGTTACAACATAATCTCAAAAGTCGCGGAGCGTCAGACAAACGACAACCTCGCAGTCCTCGCAGCGCAGTCGGACATAAAAGAGAACCTCGGCATGATCCGCCTCGCAACGACGAAAGAAATCTCTGGCCTTGAAACAAAACTGCAAGTCCAACTCTCCGATCACGACAAGCGCATCGCTCGCTTCGAGGAAAAATTCGGTCTTGTCGAGGCCACACTGAACAGAATCGAGCGTAACCTTACAAAGTAACTCCTCATGCCCGCAAACATCTCCCCTTCTCCACCTGCCTCCGCCTCACTTCCTGCGTGGATCCAAAACCGCCTGATCGTTTCCCTCATTCCGATCGCACAAGGCGCCGGCCTCAAGCTCCTCACTCGCCTCGCCTCCTATCTCGCCCTTGCTTTCACCGGCATCGCGGCTAAGAACGGTGTCGAAGCAAACGTCGAAACTCTCTCTGGCGCTCTGATCTCTCTCGGAGCTGTGGGCTTAGACGTGCTAATTTCTGTAATCAGCTACAAGCTACACGTTGTGGCGAAAGCCGAGGCAGTGAACTGAGACGAAGATGACAAGTACCATCGCCATCATTCAGAATTGTGCTATTTACCTCGACACAACGCACAATGAGCGCGTGTTGTTCTTGGCTGATGCAGATATTGACTGCGATGGCGGCTCGAATCCTTTTCATGATCCTTATTGGCAGTCAGACACGTCGTATCATCACGAAGGCAAGGCGATAGATGCGGAAACAGTCCCATATGTCGTAGTGCCTCTGGTCATAATCAGAGAGGCGAGAGGAGCGGTGCTCGGTTGTCTGGCGAGAGCGACGAATGTGCGGACAGGTCAGCAGTCATGGGCGATAGTGGCAGATGTCGGGCCGCAGAGAAAGATCGGAGAGGTCTCGCCAGCGCTTGCTAAGCGTATCGGAGTCAATCCCGATCCAATAATTGGAGGAGAAGAAGAGCATATCATTCAATATGAGATCTGGCCAGGAATGAGGGCCACGATTGATGGAGTCAAATACGAGCTTCAACCTTGGAAACGATAAGATGTCGGAACCCTCACTAGCTTTGATCCTAGAGAAGCGCGAAGAACTCGCGCGGCTCCGGCGGCGCTCTGAACTTGTGAAAAACTTTGGGCTTCTTGCCTACAGACCACATGCAAAACAGGACAAGTTTCACTGTGCCGGCAACTTTAAGCGCCGATATTTCCGAGCTGGCAACAGAACCGGAAAGTCTGACTGCGGATGTGCAGAAGTCTGCTCTTGGGCAATCGGCTATCGGCCGTTCTACCAGAACACGTTCGACGTGCTCAACGGCGATAAGACTGTTTATCGAACTCATGTTGGCTCTGACGATAATCAGTTTGTTTCTGTCGGTATTCCGCAGCGTTCTGTCAAGATTCTGATCATTGTCGCGGACTGGGACAAGGCGGAGGAAATTTACACGAATCAGGCGGATGGTCAGGGTCGAGGCAAGCTCTTCAAGATGCTGCCGCTTGATGACATCACGAAGATTTCGAAGAATCAGTCTGGAAAGATCTGTGAGATTCGAGTCAAATCAAAGTGGGGCGGTGAGTCCTCGATCCATTTGGACACAATTGCGTCTTACAAGTCAAACCCGATGGGTCAGGAGTCAGGCGACTGGGACTTTATTCAGGTAGACGAGCCTTGTCCTCAAGACATGTTCGTCGCGAATGCTCGTGGTCTCATGGACCGTCACGGTTCGTTCATCTTCACGTGCACGCCGCTGACTGAGATGTGGATCAATGATCTGTTCCTTCCAGGAACTAGGCAGCGTGACAATATTGAAGACGGCAAGGTCTGCTCGATTCAGCGAGGCAGGTTCAACATCGAGTCTTGGACCATCACGGCGTCCTCTCATGACAATCCGTATATCTCCGAAGAGGTCATTGCGGAGCTTTCCTCGCTTCTGACCAAGGAACAGATCGAGACGCGAATCTCTGGTCGGCCTTCGACACTTACCGGACAGATCTATCCACAATTCACAGACGAACACATCTACACAGAGACTCCGTTCGGCTGGCGTGACTTCAACTCGCCACCTCTCGACTGGACTATCTATGTAGCGACAGACACGCACCCTTCCACGCCTCACGCCACACTGTTCGCTGGAGTAGGCCCGAACGAGGAGACCTACTTCTGGATGGAGCTTTTCGAACACCCAGAGATCGAGGTCTATGTCGCGCGAATCAATGAGATTCTCGAGGGCCGAGAGCCTCAGCGCTACCTGCTCGAACTCGCCGCGTATAACAACGATGCAGCAGACAACACGTGCCTCGCCGATTACTTCTCGCTTGCCGGACTTCCGGTCGAGCCAGCGCCAAAGGACCTCTCACATGGCATCATTCGCGTCCAACAGGAGCTAATGAAACGCCGCAAGACGCCGTCAGGCAAGCTTGTTCCTAAGCTCATGTTTGCTCAGAACCTCGCCGAGACCATGCGCGAGTTCGACCGCTACTGCTGGAATCCTAAGACCGGAAAGCCGCGTGACAAGGACGACCACATGATGGAGAACCTCTATCGTCTCGTTGTCACCGGTATGCCCTACGTGAAGCCTACGGACAAAGTCGGCCCTCGGATCAAGCAGATCGAAGTAACGTCTAACTATTCACTTCCCTCAATCGACTTCCGCGCCCTTCCAGGCTCTGATAGGAAGACTCGCATCAATCCAGCAACACGCTACCGTAAATGACGCCTGAAATCATCGCAATGCTGGAGCAAGAGGACCAGCCCGAGAACATCAAAAAGCTCGCACACGACATCCGTGCGATGCTCAAATACTCGCGCTCAAAGATCAAGAAGAAATACAACCAGTGGGACAAGAACCTCAAGATCTTTAAGGGCGAACGCTTGCGCGACGAAGAAGACCTCGAGGCAGCGGCGAATTCCGAGCCTGAAAAGCTCATCGTTCCGACCTCCTACACCCAGTCGATGACGTTCGCCACGTTCGCTTACATGCTTCTCAAGCAGAACGAGACCTTCTTCCCGATCGAGACAAACGACAACGATCTTTATCAGCTTAGCGAGACTAACGAGTCGGTGCTTGAGCGTGACTTGAGGCACAATCAGTTCTCCGTCAAGCTCTTTCAGATGCTCTTGGACCTTGTGCGCTTCGGCTTTGCCGCGACGAAGACAACGTGGAAGGTCAAGAAGCAGACAGTGATGGTGCCAGTCGTGCAACCTGAAGCAATCCAGCTTGAGGGAATGCCTTTCTCTCTGCCTCAGGAGACAAACGGGCCGACGGAAACGGAAGAAGAGGTCATCGCGTATGAGGGAAACGAGATTATCAACATCTCGCCTTACCGGATCATTCCAGACATGCGACTGCCGCTGACTCGATGGGCTGAAGGACAGTTTGTCGCGGACGAATACACCTACCATATCAATCATTTCAAGATGCTTGAGTCGGAAGGCGCGATCGTTGGCGCTAACATGATCCGCAAGATGCAGCAGAATGACTTCAGAAACTCGGAAAGAGACGAGGATCGCTTCGAGGACATGCGCGCGTCTTTCGGGCCGAATGAGTCGTCGGAAAGTGACGCGGATTTCATGTGTATCTCGACCGATGGGCAGTTCAGAATCGACCCGTCGAAATACGGCCTCGGTCCGAAGGGCTTGTCCTACTGGCACGTGACAATGGTCAATGATAATAGGATCATTCGGCTGGAAAAGATGGACTATGCGCACGGCGAGTTCATCTACGACATCTCGCAGTTCACGCCTGACATCCATTCGAAGCTGAACAACGCCTTGTCCGACACAATCGGGCCGCTTCAGGAGCTTGTCACATGGCTGATCAACGCTCGAATGATGTCCTTACGTCAGGGACTTGATCGACATCTTGTCGTTGATCCGTCAGTGATCGACACGGCAGGCCTAGAGGCGAGGTCGCCAATCGTTTACGTGCGGAAAGGCGCGCCGCGAGTAGGCATCGACAAGTTCATTCAGCAGTTGAAGATCACGGACACGACCCAGCAGAACATGCAGGAAGCGGACGCGATGATGAAGCTGATGATGGCCGTGACTGGGATCAATGAGAACGCGATGGGACAGTATGCGCCCGGACGGCGATCCTCGGCGGAGAATCAGGCAGCGAACAAGGGAGCGTCTGCGCGAATGATCCTTCACGTTTCGCTTTTCTGCGAGCAACACTTGTCGCCTCTGGGTCGCAAGATGCTGTCAAACCTGCGTCAAGGTCTGTCCTTCGAGACCTTTCAGAAGATCTTCGGGCAGACATCGCCAACTCCTGGGATCATGCTAGAGGACATCTTTGCGCGATTCGCTCCAGAAGATCCGCGCGCATTAGTCGGCAACGAGGACTTCTTTGTCTTCGATCTAACCACCGGTTCTGACAAGCAATACACGGCCGTCGCGCTTCAGGAACTGATCTCGTCTCTCACAGCAAACCCACAGATCCTCATGGCTTCAGGCTATGACCTTACCAAGCTCATCGATGCACTCGTTCAATACAGAGGGATTAAGAATCCCAACAGGTTCAAGTCACAGCAAGTCGCCGCTGGAGGAACGCTTCCAGCACCTAACGGACTCCCAGCTGACCAAGCTCTTGGAGGACCTCAGGTTGTTCCACCTCAGCTCCCTGCCGCCCCTCTTCAGTAAGGAGGCTCTGGAGGCCAAGGAGCTGGCGCGAACAAGCAGGCTCGACTTGAACATTCGAGACGCAGAGCAGGCAGACGCCTATGTGGCCTTGCAGATCACAGAAGCAAGGGACGAATACTGGTCTGCCTACTTTACAGAATTGGAGAAGGACGTAAAAGAAGAACAACAACGTAGAAAGAAAGAATATGAACTTAGATCGCTTTAACTTTCCTCTGTTTGAGGAATTCGACGACAACTCAGGCGGAGGCTCAGGTGGTGACTTCACGCCAGACACAGAAGCGCTCGCTCTTTATGAGGGCGAAACGCTCGAAGGAGCGGAAGAAGATAACTTTTCTGGCGCGACTGATGATAATCAGCAGCAACAGCAGCAGACCGCTACGCCACAGTTCACTCCTGACATGATCGCTCGCGCTGTAGCCGAGGGCGTTCGAGGCGTGATGCCTCAGCAACGCCAGCAGCAACAGGCGATGTCTGACGAAGAATTCCGTCGGCAGACCAAATATTACACAGTTCAAGCAGAGAAGTTCGCCAAGTTCTTCCCTGTGCCTGAAGGTGCAGATCCGAAAACTTATCATACAGAAATCGCGCAGTTCTTCCAAGAAATGGTCGACGGGACGGCAGGACATGCGACTTCGGTCGCTAATCTTCTAGCGCAGATGCAGGCCCAGCAGGTCTCCGAGCGCTTCGCTCCTGCGATGTCCGCCTTCGAAAAGCAACAATATGACAATTTTGTCTCCTCCATCACTAAGCTCGACCCCGCGCTCAAAGGTCACGAAAAGACCGCGCAGATGGCGATGGACGCTTTGGCCAAGTCTGGCTATCGCTCACAAGGAGCACAAAAGGACCGAGTGGCAATCGCTAAGGCCACGGTCCAACTCATCAGACAATTTAACCCTCAGTTCAAACTTCGCGGAAGTGGTGGTGGTAACAGGGCTCGAGCCGGCGGCATGACCGGTTCAGTCAACGGTGCCGGAGCTACAGGCGGCAGAAGCGGTAACACAGGGAAACAACCACAGAGCCCAGGCATGGCGCTCTACGCAACTCGTTAACAACAAAAACACACGAACATGTTCGGTTTAATGACATCAAGCCAGTTGGAGGCTACACAGTCCAACAACGTCCGCCGTCAGGTCTTCTACCAATACCCAAATGGTCAGTTCCCTCTCATGGGGCTTCTGTCTATGGCCGAAGAGGTCGAGACCACGGACAAGCAAACCTTCGGCTGGAACGAAGATCGTGAGATCATTCCCAAGTCGAACACCGTCATGGCAAACTCTGCCGGTCCCTTCACCACGACCTCCGGCCCTGCTGGCGCTCCTGGCACTGATCTGACCGCAGCAGGCTTCGCCTTCACCGTCGGCACAACCTACCGCATGAAGGTTGTCGACGCGTCGCTCTTTCGCGTGCGTGACGTCGTCTGGGCGAAGGACCTGCCAGGAACTAGCTCCTCTAAGCGCTCGTTCAAGGCGATCGTTGATGTTGTCTACTCGGCACAGAACACGGTCGATATCCGCATCACGGAAGCTGAAAGCGGCTCGGTGTATCTGAACACGACAGCGGCGAATGGCTACCAGATCCTGGCGATCGGCTCGGCGAGCGTGGAAGGCGGCTTCTCGAAGCTCGGCGGAACTCGTTTCCCTATCGAGCTGATCAACTACACGCAGATCTTCAGAACGCCCGTTGGTCCGTTCAGCCGTAACGCCTTGAAGATGGGCCAGAAGTTTGACTCTTCTGGTATCTACAAGACCACGGCGAAGCAGGCTCATATTCGTCACATGACGATGCTTGAGCAGTCGGCCTTCTGGGGTTCACGCGGTTCGAACAACGTGACCGATCCGGACGACGGCTCGACGAAGGTCGAGAAGACCACGGGCGGCTTGCTCTACTTCTTGAACCAGTGGGAACTCGGCGCTTCGGCGACGTATAACTACCGCGGTGCAGGAGCTTCTGACATCACGGCCTCGGCTTGGGACGCGGACGACGACAAGCGGATCTTGAAGTTCAACGGCGGCACGGTGACGAAGAAGCAGTTCAACAGCATCATTGAGCGTGCGTTCTTCAGGACTGGTGATGGCCAGTTCGAGAAGCTGCTGATCTGTGGCACTGGCTTCGTCTCGGTCTTCAATGAGTTCGCGGAGAAGTCCTCGATCAAGACGATCAACATCAACGAGAAGGAAACGACCTACGGTATGTCTCTGACGACCTGGGAGTCTCCATTCGGCACGCTGATGATCAAGACGCATCCGTTGTTCACAGAGAACCCAGCGTTCCGCTATTCGGCCTTCATCGTGGACATGGGAAGCGTCAAGTATCATGCATTCCAGGACAGCGACACCGAGCTGCTGAAGAACCGTCAGGCTCCTGACTTCGACGGCCGCAAGGACGAGTGGCTCACGGAATACGGCCTTGAGGTCAACTTCCCAGAACGTCACATGTTCATCGACAACCTCCAGGGTATCACAGTCTAACATTGAAATATCATGGCAGCACTCGCTTCTTCAGCAGTGACGCTCAATGACAACTGGACGAGCCAAGGTAACAACGGGAAGAAATACTCCTTCCGCAATGTTACCTTGGTTCTGACAGGTCAGGGAACAGTCGCTAATCCTATACCAGCCTCAGCGCTGGGTTTGACAAAAGTCATCGGAGCGTATCCACTCACCAAGAGTGACGACTCGCTCTTTGTCCTTGGAGCTTCAAATGCGGCAAACTCCGTCTTGCTCCTCAAGGCCGCAGCAGACAACGTGCCAGCGGATTATTCAGGCACTTTCACTGGGACCGTTTACGGGACCATCTAACCAACAAAGAACAACGAAAATGAAACTCGGCTCATACGATAGCGACACTCCAATCGAAGGCAAGAACGTTCAGGACACCAAGCAATTGACTCCTGGCGCTCGTGAACCTTACGCAACCGGCACGAACCAGATCCAGCGCCAGACGACGAAGCATCCGAACTTCGGCACACTCGGCGCGATGGGCACGGCCAAGAGCAAGAGCAAGTAACCACTAACGCGAGTTAACCGTCATGGCAACAATAGGACAAATTGTAGATCAGGCAGCTTTTTACCTGCAACAGAGTAGATCGAGTCTCGCTTCTGAAGGCGGGCAGGATATGCTCATGGCGCACGCGAACATCGCAAGGAAAACGCTTGAGAAGCAGCATGACTTTGTTGCCAACCAAGCGATGGCTTGGCTGACGGTTAACCCGACTAGTGGCGGCTCGCTGAGCGATGCGAAGCTGAAAATCGGCGACACGCTGACGAACACGCCGTGTGACGTGATGTCAGTCGACACGGTCTATCTTCAGGACACAACGACCTCGACTATCTGGTTCCCTCTCTGGTTCGACCAGAAGAAGCTCTTGGCGCTTAAGCAAAAGGAGCGCAACTACAAGTTCAGAGGCTATCCGAGATACTCGCCCGCCTTTCAGGACGATCCGCTTATGCGTTATCCTGGAGATCGCCTCGGTATCGTTCCGTCTAGGCCTTTCCGAGCTTACTGGCAAGGTCGGACATTCTACATCGACCCGATTATGGCGGCGGAGCGAAACATCTATATGGATGTGACGCAGTGGATGCCGGACTATCTGGTAAACACGTCTGTGTCTGTCACGACAAGCAATGTGGCTTCTGCTACCGTCACGTTAACGTCTATCGCTCCTAGTTCACTTGTCATTGGCTCGACACTGCTCGGACGACTCGTCACAGCGGTGGCGGGTAAAATAATCACGCTCGCAGGATTCGCAAATGAGACAATTGCAGTCCCAACGATGCGACCTTACTCTAACTGTCCAGGCTTCGTCACAAACGAGTCCTACACAGACTGGCTTACGGAGGAAGGCGCGGACTATCTCGTTTGGGCTATCGTCTGCGACTGTAACTTGTTCTCCACAACATTCGTTCCGCGTCAGGACGGTGCGCTCCCGCCGCCCGAGAAGCAGCGCGATGCAGCCTTGTCTCGCCTAATCGAATCCGACGTGTTCCAATACGAACAGGCTCGCAATCCTTTCAACAATCGCTAATATGCCGATTCGTCATCCAGATCAGCTAACGAAGAATATCTTCGTGCCTCGTGACGCGTTCGAGGTTGAGACGCCAGTCGATCGTTGCCCTGACAAGGTCATCTCAACGATCATGCCTACGGACGCGATCACGGAGACCTATCCTGTCATTGGAGTCACACAATTCAACGACATCGACTACGCGAACAAGATCGTTCCTAATACGTTCCAGAACTACGTCCTGCGAAAGATGGATCGCGATCAGCGTCCAGGCTTCACACGGCTTTTCTTCACGAAAGAAAAGTCCGCTGCTGAGGCCGCGATTCCTTACCTGACTGAGACGGAAAAAGACGCACACTACTGGCCGCCGATCCTCGAGTGGCTCGATCTCTACTACATCGACAGTATCAACTCCGTTTATAACAGCGGCTACTTCATGAAGCGCGGATACAGAAACTCCGTCGACGAAGACTCCACCTTCGTCCATGAGTATTTCTCTGGCTCGACTCCATTTAGCGTCTCTAAGCGGAGTGACGCGCCGCAGCCGACTGAGATCGTCATAAAGGCTTATACGCTTGATGAAGTCTTTCAGAAGTGCCTGCACCCTGAAGTTATCGTTCCGGCGAACTCTTACGTAGGCGCGGCGTCGTCGTACGCTCTACAGTCGAGCATGGCACGCTTGGTCTTCACGGCTGGCGTGAAGCATAGCACGATCGAGAAGAACTTCCAGCGCTATCCGGCGACGAACAAACTGACGTGGCAGGCGTATATCTTTAAAGAAGAGCCTGGCTACGTTCAGGGTCTCTATACGATGAAAAGAACGACGGTGCATCCGCCGAAACTCTCACCACTGACGACAGAATGAGCAAGAAAACGAAAGTAGAAGTTCGCGGACCTTTGTCTGGCAAGACCGTGCAGAGGACGAGAAACGGCAAGGTCATCATTCAACAGGAACAGTATCCGCAGAATAAAACAGCAAGAATAACTCACTAGTATGCCAGTCACACGATACGTTGTCTTTAATGACAAAACATGGAATAAGATCGAGAACGTCACGGCGATTGACCTCGTCGATGTTGACGTGTATGATTTGAGCTTGAACTCGAATCAGCTTGTTGAAACTCGCGACGAGGCGCCGTTTTTCGGCACGCATCCATACGTGGCTATCGGTGCTGGAGCGGGGCCGCTTAGGATCTACAAGCCTGGAGATGCAGTGCCTGCCACATCGAATATGTTGCAAGAGACGCTTATCTTCCTCTCTGACGCGATGGTCGGAATTCCACCAGCGGTGCTGAAGAAGAAAGACTCGATTATCAAGTTCACGACGACTGACACGACGACAGGCACAGGCCATATGTATTATCGTCGGTCTGAAGTCCTTGGAATCACTAACTCTCAACCAGCTTAACTATGGACATTACGTTAGGGCCAACACAGCCTTTGCAGAATCAAGACGGTCAGGCGACTCTTTGGGACACACCAAGGAACAAATACCCGACCTTGGACGAGGCACAATTGCGAGAAATGATGAAAGGCTACAGCGGTTATCGAGCGTCGAGAACGTCAGATGAGATCATGAACGGAACTCAGTCGCCATTCGGTAGCTGGGGTTCGAGCGGGCAGACAGCAAATCCGGCCTTGAACGGCTCACCACGGAAAGGAATGTTCTAGTATGTGGACACCTTTTCCTCCTCAGGCAGGGCCGAGTATTCCGAAGACGCAAACGACGAACGACGGAATCGTCCGGCAGTCGAACGGACAGATGAGCGTCATCGGAGGCCAGTCGATCAACGGATCTGACCCACTTTATGACAAGCTGAAACAGATGTATCCTTACGCGACTGAAGAGTCGCTTCAGGCGATCAAACAAGGACGCGGAATGCAAGGGCTTGTCGCTCAAGGTCCGCAGTCTGGACAGAGCCAAGGACAAGCAGGCGGAGGCGGTGGCAGTGTGAACTTTTCAATCGGTGCGCCAAAGCCTTTGCAGAGAGGTAAAACAATGAATCTAATCGGATGAGACAAGAACCAACTAGCCACAGAGATCGACTTCGTCAACAGATGATGGACGATCAGCAAGGTCAGATGCAGGACGCGCAACTCGCGGCACTGTTCCAGAAGCTCCAACAGAATCAGGAAATGGCTCCGCTGGAAATGGCTCAGTCGCAGGCACACACAGGAATGCTCCAGGAGCAGACGCGGAAGCTTCGAAACGACGAGGAGCAGAGTCCGGAGAACAACGCGTTGCGCTCCGCGAGCTATCTCGGCCACGCCTTGCAGTCAGCTTATACGCCAGAAATGATGTCAGTCATGACACAGTTCTTGAAAAATAAAGGAATCGACTTGCCGATGCCACAGGCTCCGGTAGATCCGCAAAGAGAGGCATTGAAAAGAAAACTGCTCGAAACTAAATAACATGGCTAATAACGATCCTGTCCCTAACTGGGACCAAGTTAGACTTCCAGCTGCCTACGGCGGCGCTGGATCAGCGACAGTTGGAACTGGGCAGAACCAGAACAACTGGGAAAATGGAGTGAATCAGACTGGCGCGGTTCAGTCTCCGATGGAGCTTTTGAGGATTCTGGCACAAGGCCAGCAACAGCGTCAACAAAACTTCACGAACATGCGCTCACCGGAAGTCCGGAGGAATATGGGCGGTGGGCTTGTTGACGAGAACACGCCGACAGGAATCGACTGGCTCAAGGCTCATGGGAGTGGTGAGCACTCGTGGGATCAGGCGAACCCTAAGGTTGAGTCTCACGCAGCTACTCCACAGGAAGAAGCTATGCTGCGTGCTTCTGCTCCACACCAGCTAGTCTTCGGCGGAGGCGGACGCACAATGGCAGGACCGTATGGAATGGGCTATGCAGGCTCAGCCGCGCCTGAAATGCCATTTGGGGACGCTACGCCACATACGAACATGCAGCGCATGGGGAAAGGGGAACAAGACGTCATATCGAAATTCCTTCAGCAGAGGTTCAATCAAGGCGTCGCCGGAGCGCCATCGGGACCTTCTGCAAATAGCACTGCGTTCCTGCCTATGGCTAAGCCAGTTATCGAAGCTGGTCACGATTATGCGAAAAGCTATCGTGATTCGACACGAGCAACAAGCTATACGCCAAAACACTGGCACCCAGGTATGGAAACGCCGAACCCTTATGCCGGGCTTCCTCAAGCACCAGAAGCTCCTACGGTCTACCAAGATCCAGCAGCTTCTATGCCACAGAATGGAACATGGCCGCATGACTCGCCTCTGTATCAAGGAGCGCCACATTCTAACTTCTCCCAAGGCCAGTCCGGCCGATCCTACCAGGGCGATCCTCACTCCTTGTCAGACTCACTCAAATACATGCTTGGTGAGTTCTTCGCTCGTCCAGGCACAGTCCTCTCACCTTATCAAAAAGCGCACTATCCGAACGCACAATAACTAACGATCATGCCCAAGACCTTTGCAGAAGTTTACGATCTCTTCCGTGGAATGCAAGCCGATGGCTCGCTGCCAGCAGAGACCAACTTGAAATCCTTTTCGCGCATGGCTAATGACGTGACGGACTCGAACGAATTCGACTCCGGCACTGGTTCATGGCTGGGCCAGCAGGCTCACAAGGCCGACTATTGGATCGACAAGGGTCTTGAGAAGACAGGACTGCCTGACATCACAGGCAGTCTTATGTCAAAAGCATTCGAATACGCAGGTGGGACTCCCGAGACTGGGCGTGCTCTCGGTGAGGCCTTGCCTCGCGGCTTTGTCGACTATGGTTCACTCTTCATTCCAGGAGCGGAAGAAATCGGTGCTCCTCGTGCTCTCAAGGCGCTCGCCTCTCTCCGCGAGCCTCTCGCGATGGGCATGTCCGCCCTCAACACCTTCGGCAAGACTGATTCCGTCGGTCGTGCAGGGCTTAGCGCGGCTATGCTTCCGATCATGGGCAAGGGCGGAGAAATGGCGAGCGGGCTGGCTGCGCGACTTGGGCTTGTCACGCCGATTGAGAAGTCGGCTGAATTGCTGACCGCGGCGGATAATCCGACGTCGAAGCTTGTTGTGCAAAAAGTCCTCGAGGGCGGCGACAAGATCACGAACTTCATCGCGCATCAGATCGGTGCGATTGG